TAACGCTTGCTGAAAGACTTTGTGTTGATCCTTTTTCACCTGGAAAATGAGGCCCTATTTTTTCAGAGGAAGGGACATCGAGCGTAAGGATCCAGTTAGACAACGCCTGTGAAGTATCCACAGGCGTTTGATAGGCAAGTTGCTTTACAACAGCTTCGGCAGTTCTTACAGCACAATTAGAAGCCTGTTTGTCAATACCATCGGCTTTCTTTTCAAGCATATTTGCTAAATCAAGTAAGGTTTTCATGTCATTTTAGCCGATAATCTTTTTAAATGCTCTGTATCCATTTTACGAATGAAAAACATTAAATCTTCTGTTTGTTCATTGTCAAAATCATAAGCTATTGCATATTCTTTAATACTTCTCCAAGGTATTGCTGTTGGTGCCATAGCATGACTTCTTTCACAATCAAGTTCAAAGAAAGCTGTTATGTAGATATTCAGTCCTGTTTTAAGTTCTGGTGCATTTGCTATCCTATCAGGCAACGGTTGACCTGCTCGCATTGCCTGTTTTGCTATTGTTTGCTCAATCGGACCAAGATCAAGCAAGTACACCAGAACATCTATTAGTTTTTTGCTTCTTCCTCCAACATTTCTTCACGAAACAAAGCGGCTGAATTGGCCTTTTCCTGAAGGTCTTGGTACAAATCAGGAAGCGTTTTAAATAAATCAACTGCTTTAAAACGATCAAAAGGAATATCTTTGCCGTCTTCAGTTTGCACGTTTTCCCAACCTTTAAGGATAGTCGTTGCAAACAATTCCATAAAAATTTCTTCAGCTTTCTTTTCATTCATCGTACCAAGTTCAAATTGGCGACGATACGGACGAGTGGCTTTTTCAAGTGCTTTGGTATAAGCCTTATTGCTTTTGCTCATACGAGAAATAAAAAACTTAATTTCACTACCGTCTTCATTAAAACCGTAACTTACTTCAACACCTTCAACTTCCTTTGTCGCATCTGTTGCAAACTGTTTAAAAATACTCATTGCGCTAACTCCTAGTTAAAATAAAAAAGGGTATCGGCCAATTCCGATACCCTAAGATTACATTACGAATCTTGTATTTGCAAGTTTTTACTGCGGCATTGCAATTGTGGGCAGGTAATTAAATTTGTTATGCAGCATAGTATAACCAGCGGCGTTTTGTGCTCCTGAACTTTCGAGAGGAACCTTGATAGGATTGTCTTTTTCAACACTCAATCGACCACCGCCGAGAGAAATTAAAGGAATATCAAAGATAAATCCTGCGTTTTTAGAAGCGGTTATAGTTGAGAATCCAACATCAGAGTTATTACGAATAGCCTGAATAGCTGAAACAGTAGAAAAATAAGCAGTAATCGAACCGCTTACATCAAAGTTTCCAATAGATGTATCGAACGCACCTAAAATCCCAACTGCTTTGTTAGGGGTAACGCTGTTTTTAATTGCAATTTTCGCTTCTGTTACATAAGCGAACAAAGAAGAAGGAGTCGCGTCAGTATCGTCAACAATAGACATTTTAATACGATAAATATCAGATGATGTATTAAACGCATCTTCACCTAAAGAAGAAATACGGGTGCCTGTTTTAATTGTATCGCCGGTATCACCAGAAACATGAGTATTATCACAAGCAACGAAACTTAAATCGGCATTCAACTTTGTTGCTTCTGGAACATTTAAAGTGAACTCGTTTGCAACAGCACCTTCAAGATACTCAGCCTGAACATCGGTATCGGAAATACCATAACCAAGTTGACGTTCAAGATTATACGAACGACGTTTAATTAAAGCAGAAATGCTTTCATTTTTAATCACAGTACCATAAAAAATACGGATTGTTTTTCCTGTACCTGCTTCAGTTACAGATGCAAATGTCGTATCGTCAAAAACAATTGCATGAGCAGCTATTGACTTAATACGAGCAAACCCAACATTATTAGCAAAAGATGAATTTGCCGCATCGCCTCCAATAAAAACCCATTCCCCTACAATTAAACCAAGAGTAGTAAAATCAAGAGCAGATGAAGTCAATGTCGGAATATCTCCGGTTACAGAAATTGCCAAATCAGCAGAAGTTCCCTGAATACCAACAACTGTTAATTTTGCGGCAGCAGTGGGTGTTTCATCATAGCACGTTTCGGAAACAACGACAGTTCCTGTAGTAGCTGAAGCAACGGTCTTCAGTCCATTATTACCTGCAATGCTAAACCCTTCGGCTTTGACTAGAAGGCCAGCTTTATTGAAATTGACCAATCCGGTTGCGGCTGAATAGGTTTTGGTTGAAGCTACTACTTCAGTCAAAACAGTAGCCGCTGAATTAAGCGGAGCTGTTGTGACTTTCTCTCGGGCATCAGCAAAAAAGAAACCTTGCATCAAGTTGGTGAGGTTGTTTTGCGTAACATCAATATTGAATCCGCCGGAAGCGGTTAAGTCAGTAATAGTGCCTTTCTTGTTCTGACGCGAAGGATCAATAGGAGAACGTGCCATTTTTGTCAACTCGCCACCGAAATCACTATAACTATTCGGTTCAAGTCCGTACCAAATAGGAGTTGTCGGAAGAGTTTTTAAAGACTCTTCTTCGGCAAAAGCTAATCCAGTTATGTTACTATCAATTTTATCAGCCATTTGTTTTTCCTCTAAAATATTTCATCAAAAGAGTAATCTGCAATTATGTTAAAACGATAACATAACTCTTCAGGATCAACGTCAATTATTCTTACATTTTTTAACCATACTCCGCCAGAAGTTTGTTTACCTCTATAACAATTTTTTGCTACTGTTGCTAATTGTCGTCCTTTGTCTTTTGAATTTAAAATTGATTTAGGACAATATAATTGAACAATAATTATTCCGTAAGACTCGTATCTTTTTTGTCCAGGTAAACCAACACTAACAGATAAAGTTTTCTGTTCTTCGTCTGCATTTAAAACAGAATGAAAACACCAAAATTTAGATGAATCCGGTGCATCTGCTTTTTCAATCCCATTCCAACGAATTTCAGGAACATAACCGCAAATAGAAGTTGTATTCGCTTTCCAATAATCATTAAAAAGTTTATTCAATTCATTTACAGCGTTTGAAAAAGTAGTAGACATTATTTTATAAACTCAATGGTATAAAGAATGTTTTGACCATTCGGAGATAAAAGATCGATATTATCAATCTTCAATTCCTTTCCATCTCTAACAACAATGTCAGCAGAAGAAGGAATAAAACTAACCGAACCCATTAAACCTAAAGTATTTCCAGTTGTTACATCAGAACCTTTAAGATAATGAATTAACTCTCTCATTTCCTTGTTAACAGGAAGAAAGCAAATATAAACATCATTTAGAACAAGTTCTGTTTCTTCCTGAATCCAAGGTTCGTTAGTATCAACAGTTTTTACCGTTTGTTTCCATTGAACAAGTTGTCCGTTCTTTTTAATTAAACGTAAAGCTGTTTGTATTTGTCTGTCGAATCGTGCCATTTTAAACTCGTATAGTTTGAATCGAAAATGAATTTAAACCACGAAGCATTAACGGTTCAAGAAATGCATCAACTCCGGTAAATGTGTTCTCTATGCCCACAGACAGAGGATCGGCATATTTGGTCTTGATTGATCCGACAGCCTCCTCAATGACATAATCTTGAGGAGAAAAATTCGGCAAAAGACTTAACCCTTCGTTTACGGCCAAAACAAGCATCGCATGAGCGATTTTTAATTGTTTTGGAATTGTAGTACTTGACTGTTCAACTCCATAAACATAAACACCAGAACGAGGCCAAGCTAATGATTGAACCTCATTTGTGGGTAAACCTTTGTACTGTTCGGCTTTAGACTCAAGATAATCAGTTGCTTTAATTGCCATAACTGCAACTGTATCTTCAGTTGATGATAAAATAACACCTCTATCTAACGCAAAAGATCGTAACGTATCAATACTATTATACGAGTTAGCTCCTGTTACGTTTGTTCCATCTTCAACGATTATTTCAATTGCCATTTTGTATAAGTCCTTATATTTTACAAAAACCTACCCGAGACTTCAACGCTTTCAGCCTCGATATGCACCACAAACGACGATACGTCTTCTCCCTGAGCATACATAGCTTTCAATTGTTTTTTAATTAAATCACCTCTCTCCCAATTGTAATTTAATCGTTCAAAGCAAGCCATCCCCATAGCTGTAATACCTGCTTTGTCCAACGTCACGTAAACGTTGTCAACTCCGATCTTGTCGGCCGTCTTCCACTGCCTGGTATACGTTTCAGGAAGCAAGGGGAGAGCTACTATCTGGTCGGAGATGTAGTCTCGATCAAGATAATATTGATGCCCATCATATTCAAAAGTGCCTGATTGCAGGAAAGCTACGACACGGTCAACTTCAGTAAGTTTTTGCTCCAGAGCAGTGAGTTTGCTTTCAGCCTCATGCTGTTCCTCCCATCCTTCTTTTTGCTGCCACCTGTCGTCAATAAAATCGAATCGATCCGGTTGAGATGTGTACCACTCAATTTCTCGATTAGTATAACCACTAAATCCAATATCGTCTTGGACTTCAGCGACCGTAAAACCTATCCTGAAAATAGGCGCGTTAGGATCTTCAATTAATTCGCCACCATCAGTAACGAAACGTCCCTCCAATAATCCTAGCCATTCCTGTTCCCACCCTTCTATTTTATTATTCCTTATATATTCAAAATCATATCTTGTATGCACAATTATATACCTCCTTTTATTCCTGAACAGCAACCGCGAGAGCCGATACCCGAACCCGCAGCCCAACGCTCGTAAGCCGCATTCCGACACCGCGAGCCGCAATTCGACCTAGAGGCCCAATAGCCGCCAGCCAGCAGCTTGACGTCCCCAGAGGTCCCCTGCCTATGGATGGATCCTTTGTCTCCAGGAAGGACGTAGTAGTTGAAAGCTGGATCCACTGTTGGGTCGGCCAATCCGGCGATTTTAAACTGCGTATCGCCCAGCCACTGGTACATCGCTCCACAGCAGTCCTCGCAGCCGATATTGCTGACCATGCGCCTAGTAGCTGTATCGACATGCCCCCCGGTGGTCACAGGATCGGCAGACCCCACGATATTGGTTTTTTGATTACTGCCCTCCGCGATGAGCTG